AGCTCTATGGTTAGCATTGAATGCTGTTAATGCTCTTGAGGGTGTTAGATTCTATGTATCATTTGCATGTAGTTGGGCATTCGCTGAACTTAAAAAGATGGAAGGCAATGCTAAGATTATTAAGTTTATTGCAAGAGACGAAAACGTTCACCTTGCTTCTACTATGCATCTAATTAAAATACTACCTCAAGACGATAAAGATTTTGCTAAAATAAAAGAAGAATGTAAAGATGATGTATTGAATATATTTAAAGAAGTAGTTGAACAAGAAAAGCAATGGGCTGATTATTTATTTAAAGATGGTTCAATGATTGGCTTGAACGCTAATGTTTTAAAGAGTTATGTAGAATGGATAGCAGCGAAAAGATCTTCTGCTTTAGGTATAGAACATACTTTTGTTGGTGGATCTAATCCGTTACCATGGACCCAGAAATGGATAGTAGGGAGTAGTGTACAGGTAGCTCCTCAGGAAACAGAAATCTCCTCATATATTACAGGTGGAGTTAAGAAAGATGTATCTGCGGATACTTTTACAGGATTTAAACTATGAATGTTAAGAAGATACTTTGTATGGTATGCGACTTTGAAGGTAAAGTAAGTTTTCATGATCCTATATTTAACATAACTCATTGTCCTTCATGCGGTGAAGAGCTAGAGTATGATGACGGAGAGGACTATAATGATGACGAATTGGACTTACAATAACAAAGATGTAGAAGAGCTTCCTGAAGATTGCGAAGCATTTGTATATATTATTACCAATACTGTCAATAATAAAAAGTATGTTGGAAAAAAGCTCGCTAAATTTAAGGTAACTAGACCTCCTCTTAAAGGTAAGAAGAGAAAAAGAAAATCAACAAAAGAGAGTGATTGGCGAACTTATTGGGGATCATCAGAACATCTTAAAAATGATGTTGCTGAGTTAGGTGAAGATAAATTTACTAGAGAGATATTATATTATTGTCCTAGTAAGGGAAGCGCTGGTTACTTAGAAGCAAGAGAACAATTTGAAAGAAATGTATTAGCTTCTGATGAGTACTATAATGGTATTATTAATGTACGTATAGGACAATCAGATAATTTACAAGAAGCATTGAGAATGATAGATGAAATTAGCAGTTAAATATTTACCTGGTTGCGGAGGAGAGTTTATTCTCAGCCTGATATCAGCTATAATAGATGATAAGCCATTTGATCTTAATGAAAAGAATCATTATGATTGCACTCAGTTTGGATGTGGTCATCAAGGCTTTAGTAAGTTTTTTCAGAAAGTACATTTAACTTCAAGACCAGATTACGCATCATTAGTATCTGATAGTGCTGGTAAAAACAATTATGTTGAAAAAGATAATATCTTTAAACATTATGACCGAATAACATTGCATCAATGGTCGCTAAATATTATGGCAGAGATGCAATACAGAAATTTTAATAACATTTTAGTTATTAAAGACAGTGATGATCGTGGTAAGATCCTTGCCAAGGCTAAGTTAGGAACACTAGTTGGTGTATCTGATATGCCTGAAAAAGAATGGGATAACTATCTTTATAATAAGATGAAATCTCACTCAGAACGCAAAGGATTATATGATTATGCTGAACGGGCTTTTAACGTTACATATGTGACATATGAGAGCCTATATAATAATGCGTTTGAAGAAACTCAAGCGATAATTAAAAACTTTTGTGATGTGGAAATTGATGAAACCCATTACGAGCTAATAAGGAAATATTATGAAAAGAATCAGTCTATTATTGACTCTTATCTTAGCAATCGGACTAGCTAGTCCAGTATCTGCTGATTATGATACAGAGAAAGATATTAACTTTAAAACATCAAACTCTCTACTACATCTACGCGCAGGCATGGGCCCTCATGATTGGCATGGCGAGTTCTATACCGATCTATTTGACGTAGGTGGTGGTACAGTAGAGTACGGAATAATCTATCAAGATAGAGCAGTCCAAAACCTAACCTGGCACCAGATTAACTGGAAGTCTCCTAAATTAACTTATGCTGATAACAGAGTTAAATTCTGGATTACAGCTAAATTAAATTATGTGCCGAATGATACTGTTATGGGTCATGGAGCTGAACAGAATGAAGGTTTCGGTTTTCATAATCGATTCTGGAATCAGATTGTTATTGCTGACGGTTTAAGACTGACTACATTTGTAGAGCCAAGATGGCAGCAGAAATCTGATGGATTTGGCTTTTTAGGTAGTAAGAATAGAATTACGCTTGATAAAGATTTCGGTAAAACAACACTGCATGTTGGTATGCTTACTTATGGTAATGCAACGTCTAAGTTTGATGCTAAGACTGAATATGTAGTAATGTATACATTTAAATTTTAGGAATATATTATGTTTAGTGATCATGGTCATTTAATATTTCCTATCCTTAACTCATGGGTAGGATTTGCACTGTTAGGTACATACGCTTTAATAGCTTATACTCTAACAAACAAATTTGCATCAGGTTATACTGATGGTAAAGAAAGCTTCTTATTAGCTCGTAGAGAACTTAATACATGGCAAGGCGCTATGTCTATTTCAGCTGCATGGTTATGGGCCCCTGGGTTATTCATATCAGCACAGCAAGCTTATGTTAACGGTTTAGTAGGACTATTCTGGTTCTGCTTAGGTAACTTTATTACTCTTACATTCTTTGGATTCTTTGCTAAAAAGATTAGGGATCAAGAGCCTGATGGATTTACCTTTACTGAATATGTAAAGAATAGATTCTCAGGTAATGCGTATTGGTTCTATAGAGTTGAGATGATTATCTTAGCTGTATGTGGATTTGCTATTAACCTTATTGCTGGTGGTACTACAGTTGCATTATTAACCGGAATGGACTATACTTTAAGCACAATATTAATGAGCATGGTCGCCCTATTATATGCATTTAGAAACGGACTCAAAGCTACTGTCGTTACCGAGATTATCAAAATATCTGTTGTTTGGATTGGTGTTTTGGTTCTTGTTCCCATGGTCGTTAGTACTGCTGGTGGGATTGATGTTGTTAAGGCCGGCATGGCTGGTATTAAAGGTTCTGGTAGCTCTATCATTGGTACTTCTTTCGCTTGGGGTGTTTTTACTAGCTTTGGAATCGCTGCCTTTTTAGGTCATATGGGCGGTACTTGGAGAGATAATTCTTTCTATCAAAGAGCATTCGCGATTAAACCTCAATCGATTATTCCAGCATTTACATTAGCATCATTCCTCTTTATTGTTATTCCAATTGGAATGGGTATTATTGGTTTTACAGCTGCTGGCTTAGGATATAATATACCTACCGATAAGATATTTAATACTAATATTATTACAATTGCTTCATTGCTTGGACCTATAGCAGCTGCTGCCTTTACTTTTATGGTATTTGCAGGACTGATTGCTATCTTAGATAGTCAAATGGCTTCACTAACTAACCTAGTTGGTAATGACTTAGCTAAACCAGAGAATGCTATTCCTTGGGCTAGAAAAGCTATGATTGCCTTAGCAATTATAGGTGTTTGTGTAGCTAATATACCTGGTATTACATTAGGTAACTTGTTTATCTTCTTTAGTATTATGGGTGCAACGCTATTCATACCTAGCATGATGATTGTACTTAAACCTAGTTTACTAGAAGGCAATGCGCTCTTCTATTCATTTGTAGCATGTTTTATAGGAGCTATGAGTTTATACTTCAATGGCTTTACATTCTACGCAACATTAACAGCAGTATTCGCAACACCGGCATTAGCATATGGCAGCTCAAAACTATCAAATAGAATCTCCTAGACTGATTATTCTTACCGGGCCTCAAGGGGCCGGTAACCATTTATGGTCTAAGATATTTAACACACATCCTTCTGTTAACGGTTGGGACATGCAAGGCAAATATTGGCAAGGGCATCATAGAGAGCCTTTTGCTGAATGCTGGAATAACCCAAAGCTCTTTAAGGACTATGACTATAAACAGCTCAACGTTACTAGTATAAGTAATCCCTACGTAGCTAAGGGGAGACACAGGGTCCCTAAGTATGATGAAGTGTTTAAAGCATTAGATGCAAGAGGTGTACAGTATTCTGTACTACAATTAGGTAGAGATGGTAATATCTTGCAGCATCAACAAACAAGACTAAGAAAGAAGATTACATTAGACCTTGAATCATTTCCAGAGGCTGATTTCTTTCTTTCTTTTGAACTACTACAGCTCTATGGTGCTAAGTATATTGAGACGGTAGCATATAATTTAGACTTCCCTATTGATATTGGTAAAGCTGTTGAGCATTTAACTGAAGATACTAATGCCAAGTATATTCAAGAGCATAAAGGTGTTACTGATACAGACAGATTAGTAGCATTAGCTATTAAAGAATCAAAAATAGATCTAACTAAGTTATATGAGGCTGACCCTCCTGCTCCTAGTAAACCAGAAGTAGTAAAATCAAAAGCACCAAGCAAGCGAGCTCTTAAGAAAGCGCAAGCTGCTGAAGTACCTAAACCAACTAAGGCCCGTCAAGAGGCTGATAAAAGAAGAGAAGCAAGACTAGCAAGAGTTGCTGAAGAAGAAGCAGCTGCTCTTAAGAAGGAAAAGAATGCCGCTAGAGCTAAAAAAGCTGCAGCAACTCGCGCAAAGAATAAACGAGCGAAGGCTAAAGCAGCAAAAGATGCAAAAAACTCTAAATAAATACTTCCATCCTGATAATTGGACAGCTAATACAGACTTTCACTGGACAGGAGATGATTTCTTAATACAGGAAATTGGTGCAGGTGCATCTATATTAGATGTAGGTTGTGGTTATAACACTCTTAAACCTCATTTCGGTGATGCCTTACATGGTATTGATCCTGCTAACCATTATGCCGATGAAATGGTATCTATAGAAGATTTTAAACCAGAAGGACAATACGATGTTGTATTATGTCTTGGATCTATTAATTTTGGTGATGAGTCTACCATTCGAAGTCAGATAAATAAGATAGTACATTGTACAAAAGAGAAAGGAACTATCTACTGGCGACAGAATCCAGGACGAAGAGATAGACCTTTTAGTGGTATTGAACAAGTAGATTTTTTCCCATGGAGCTTTGTCTATAATTGTAAATTTGCTGATGAAGTAAATTGCAGAGTACGAGAGATGAGATGGGATAATGATAGAATCTACGCAGTCTGGGAGAGAAGATAATGTGGATGTTATTCGTAGCAGTTATTAGAGCTATTGTAATAGGTATTCTTAAAACTAGAATACTTAAATGGCTACATAAGCCTATGCTTAGAATGGATAAATGGTGTGAAGATAAGATCGGTATAGATCTAATCAAGCAGGAAACAACCTGGCGTAAAAAATATCCTCTTCTATCTGATAAATTAGATAAAATGGAAGCAAAGATAGATAAATTAAGCGATATAGTTGATCTGGAGGATTAATAAATGGCAATACAATTCAAGGTAACAATCGAAGGACCAGAAAACGCTGTAGCTAATGATGCAGCTGCTTTCAGGGGATGGTTAAAATCATACACTGGCAACTCAGGCAGCCCAGCTGTTAAAAATTTATACCAAGCTGGTAAAATTGTTGCTTACCCACAACTAACTGTTACTGAAAACGGTACAGGCGTAGATAATGTAAGACCTGTATGCACAATGCTATATGAATTTGATTCAGCTCTATCAAGAGAGCAATTCATTCATAATTCACATGAGTGGGGTGCTGAAGCAATAGAATATAGAAATATTTTACAAGAGAATAATAATTTTGTAATTACAGGTGTATCAATAGACACCTAATTTGAATCATGGCCTAAGGCCTTATATAATGGAGTTATGATGATAGAAATATTTGGTAAAACAAACTGTCCTTTCTGTGATAAAGCAAAAGCACTTTGCGAAAAGAAAGGACTTGAGTATGTATACAAGCAACTTGGTACAGATTTTACTCGTGAGGAGCTTTTTGAAGAGTTTCCTACAGCGAGAACATTCCCACAGATACGAATCGACGGTGAAGCAATTGGCGGCTATGATTCCTTAGCGGCTACAATATAGGAAATATATTATGGATCTTAAAATCGTTGGAGCTGATGGAGCTCCTATAACAGAGTCTCCTAAGATAGTAGGTGCATCTGGTGAAACGCTTAACCCTACAGTTGAAACTAATGAAGTAGATCAACTGGCAATGGGTGGTACTGAATTAATGAAGTATGGACTAGCAGAGAGATTAGATCCAAAACTACTAGATCAGTTTCAGATTATTCCTTCTCGAGTAAGAGAAGTAGATCCTGATAAAAAGACTGTCTTATGGTTGCATGATCTACCTCAAGATCCTGAGTCACAGCACTTGAAAGAGCCTGAGAACTTAGAGATGTTTGATAAGATTGTATATGTGTCTGAATGGCAGAAGCAGCAATATCAAAACTTTCTCGGTATTCCACCTAGTAAAGGACAGGTTCTTAAGAATGCTATTGTGCCTATTGAAGAGCATAGTAAGTCTGAGGACACTATTAATATCATCTATCACACTACCCCTCACAGAGGTTTAGAGCTTCTTATACCTGTGTATGAACAGATAGCTCAGATGTATGATAACGTTCATCTCGATGTTTATTCATCATTTAACGCTTATGGATGGCCTGATAGAGACAAGCCTTACAAAGATTTATTCAAAACTATCGAAGATAATCCAAGAATGACCTATCATGGATTCCAACCTAATGATGTAGTAAGAGAAGCTCTTAAGAATGCTCATATATTTGCTTATCCATCTATATGGCAAGAGACATCTTGTATAGCATTAATGGAAGCAATGTCAGCTGGTGTTATGTGTGTGCATAGTAACTTAGGTGCTTTACCTGAGACAGCAGCTAACTGGACTTATATGTATCAATTTGATGAAGAGCCAAGTAGACATGCTAATGCATTTGGTCAATGTCTTATTCAAGCTATTGAATTATTTAATTCTGATAGTAAGAAGAATATACTTCAGCAACGATTAACTATGCAGCAAGTTTATGCTAATAGTTTCTATAGCTGGGACTCAAGAATCGTCGAATGGAACGGATTATTAGGAACACTCGCAGATTCATAAACTTGACTTCACTCCTGAAAGTAGTTATAATATAGTATGGCTAGAAAAAAACTTACAGAAGAAAAAAAGGCTGTTCTAGTAGAACGCCTAGCAAAAGCACGTGCTGCGAAGGCTGAGAAATCAGGACCTCCGAAGTACGCAATGTATAGCGAGCATGTTGTCAGTCTACCTGATGATCATCCTCTGTCATTAAAGACAGTTAAAGGATGGTTAAAGGAAGCTAAATCAACTGCCGCGGTTCATAAAAAGAACTGGCGTTACGGTGATAAAAAATCATACGCTAAGTATCATCAATGGACTGGTTATGCTACTCAATTGAGTACTTACTTAAGAACAGGCACGTACTGTTCTAACTTCCAAGGAGCTAATATGGAGTTTAAGACTAAGCGAACTTGTGTCGCTATGGCTTATTATCCTAATGGTAGACCTAAACGTGAAGTTGGTGTTTGGTATCCAGATGTCAGAATGGAATGGACACGTGAGTTGGATGCTGAAGAGCGAGCTAACTATGGTGGTAAGATAAAGTAATGGGTAAGGTTATACCATTCCCAGGTAAAAAGCTTACACCTGAACAAGAGCAAGCTAATCACCCTGAGAGAAATGAGCAGCGATTGCTTGAGCATATTGTAAATATATCTCTCGATATGTCTATTAATGTCTTTAACCAATTTGATACCTCTAACTTACCTGTTGTAACGTTTGATGATACTAATAAAAAGGACTTTGTATTAATACATGAAGCTATTAAATCAGCTGTTAGTAGATTATATGGTAAGGAACATGAACTACAAACAACTGATCATAAGTGTGTTGATCTAGCTCTTTCTGATATACAATTTGATGATGACATTAACCCTAAGGATGATGAATGATTATACTTGACCTAAACCAGACAATGATCTCTAACCTGATGGCTCAATTAGGTAATCATACTAACGTAGAAGTTAAAGAAGATCTTCTACGTCATATGGTACTTAATGCTATAAGAAGCTATCGCAGTAAATTTACTGCTGAGTATGGTGAGATTATAATTGCAGCTGATAATAAACATTACTGGCGCAGAGACATCTTTCCTTACTATAAAGCTCATAGAAAGACTTGGAGAGAAAAGTCAGAGCTTGATTGGAATACGATATGGGAAGCAATGAACGCTATTAAAGCTGATCTTAAAGAAGTATTTCCGTACAAGTATATAGATGTGCATGGCGCAGAAGCAGATGATGTTATAGGTACTATATGCCATGAGCATGGTACAGAATTAAATACAGGTGAGCCTATTCTTATACTGTCAGGTGATAAAGACTTTGTGCAGTTACAGAAGTACGCTAATGTAAATCAATATGACCCAGTAAGAAAGAAGTACATTACAAATAGTACTCCAGAAAGATTCTTACTTGAACATATACTAGGAGGAGATCGAGGAGATGGTGTACCAAATATTCTCTCTAAAGATGACTGCTTTATTAATGGACGTCAAAAGCCATTACGTAAAACTTTTATAGCTAAGGTCTTAGTCGAAGGTGGGGTACATCTACCTGACGAAGAAACAAAAAGAAACTATGCACGTAATAAGCAATTAGTAGACCTCTCAGAAACCCCTGAGAATATTAAGCTAAATATTCTTGAACAATATGAAAAACCTGCTAACAGCAGGGATAACTTATTTAACTACTTCATTGAGAAGAAACTCAAAGGCTTAGTTGAATACATTGGAGACTTTTAAAATGGTAAAAGGTATATTTGAAATCTTTGGTGAAGTTGCTAAGCTTAAAACTAATAAAGCAAAAGCAGAAGCATTAAAGCAGCATGATCTGTTCTCAGTTAGAACAATCTTACAAGGATGTTTTCATCCAAACATTAAATTCTTACTACCTGATTCTATCCCACCTTATGGTGAAGCAGATGGAACTCAAGTAGAAACAAGATTACATAGTATGGTAAAGAAGCTAGACATCTTTATCGAAAATGGCAGGCCTGTAGCAACGCAATCAAAGAGAGAGATGCTCTTTATTGAAATGCTTGAATCAGTCCATCCTAAAGATGCCATTATTCTTGTTAACATGATTCAAAAGAAAGCACCAGTTAAAGGTATTACTAAACAAGTAGTACAAATGGCCTTCCCATCACTATTGCCAGCTGATGGTCCAAAGTCCAAATAACTTTAAAGAAGCACAGGAATACTTTGATGCCTATACTGGTATTAAAGGACATGGAGTAACATTAAGCTCCTGGTATCCACCTGTTCACGAGACACGTCTAAGATTAAACTATACGTACTATAACTCAAAAGAGATTATGGAGCGTATATTTGATTGGTATTTAAAAATAGATCCTGATGGTAGAATATTCGATTACACTGTCATAGACGATGGCTCTCAAGAGATACCTATCACTGAATGTAATATACCAGATCATTGGCAAGTATTACGTATAGATAAAGACCTTGGTTGGAACAACGAAGGAGCAAGAAATTGTCTTATGCGTGACACGAGCAATATGTGGAACCTTTTATTAGATAGTGATTGGGTAGTTACAAAGAGATGTCTTGATCGTATTCAGCGAGAGCTTATATTCTTAGATAGAGAGTATGTATTCTTTCCTGGCAACTTTGGTCCTAAAGTAGGTCGTAATAGCTATCTTGTAAGTAAAGAAGAGTTCTGGACGAGAGGCGGCTATGATCAGACTTGTATCGGCTATCATGGCGTTGACTATTCATTTCTAAGATACAACTTAAAATACGATTACAGTGAGCTGTTCTGGTTCACAAGACTAGTTGATGATGTTATTGATCCTAATGCAAAAGATAGAATGAATAATGTAATTAAGTTTCATCAACGAATGGAAGAGATGGAGAAGCTCGGATATGGCCATCGTAATCCACAAGACAAGCAAGACTTTGTATGGACTGATCTAGATAAGAAAGAAGAACTATGGCAGCATATAGAGTATGAAAAGATTCAATAAGTATATATTTGTAGCAGGTGCACCAGGTTCTAAATGGAGCAGTGTATGTAAAAATATCTATTATAGTAATTCTGTAAATAGATCTGACTATACTGACGAAAGAACTTACTATCATTCTGCATGGGGTGAACCTAAGCTGATGCATCTTGGTGCATACTTTGACCCAGGTATGGAGTTTGGTGATTGGTTTGATAACATAACACAATACTCCAAAGAATTTGCTGAAGAAGAATTTAATAAACCATTTAAAGGTCCAGGTGTTAAGATTATTAAGAGTCATGTATTTGCTTATTGTATTCCTTGGCTGAGAGAGCATTGGCCTGAGTCTCCTATAGTGTTAGTACACAGAGACAATGATGCTTGCTTAGGATGGTGGGTTAGATGTGGTGAGTTTAATATTACGTACCCATCATATAATAAATACTATAAAGATTTAAAGCAAATGGGATATGAAATTGATAGACAAAATAGCTATATCTTAGAAGCAATGAAAGGTGCTACACCTGCTAGTGATAATGAACATTTAGCTAGATTATGTCGAATCAATTCACCAAGTAAAAAATTTAAACAGAACTATTATAAAGATAATATCAAGGTAGCCGTCCTATGAGCAGTTGGGATAAAAATAAAGAGAGAAGTAATTACCATTTTGATCCTACATTGATGCATCCTCTGTATGATACAGTAGATAGAGTTGGTCATATTGATCTTAGCAGAGTATATCATACAGATCTAAAAAAAGTTATTGATGAGTCATACGGTGCTACTTGGCGTACAAGAGGCAATAAAGATAAACATGGCAAGATAGGTGTTAGATCTAGAAAAGAAGAAGAGTACCAAGCAGAAGAATATGATTTAGAGAATACAGGCTATGGAGCTAATCATGTTATTAGCAATCTTAACTGGGACATACCAGATAGCATACAAATAATAGCAGACGAATTTCAATTAGAAAGACAGATGACTAGAGTGCATGTACAGTTTCCTGGTCAAGTATGGAACTTACATATGGATAAGCTAGAGAAATGGGCACCTGATAACCCTGACTCAGTAGAGAGATATATGGTACAGTTAACTGATTGGAAACCAGGACAATGGTTCTCTTATGGTAACTATACGTTTGAACACTGGAAAGCAGGTGATGTAACTACATTTAATTGGCAAGATGTACCTCACTCAACGGCTAATGCTGGTCATCATCCCAGAGTAACACTTCAAGTAACAGGAATAAGTACAGCTGAATCAAGAGAATACTTGAACGAGGTCCGAAAGTCGACTATAATAAGGTATAGGAGATAAACGTAGATTGCTAATTATTGCTAAGGAAATCTCCTCCCTTTAACCCTTTAAGATTATGAATAATATGAAAAAAATACTAAGCGATTGTGATGGAGTACTTCTTGACTGGGGCTACTCGTTCGAAAAATGGATGAAGTTTCACTTTGGTATGACTGTAGTTAACCGTGAAGCTTATAACATAGCAGATAGGTATGAAAGCAATTGGGAGTGTCTAGATAAGAATAATCTATTCTACTTACCAAGAGTATTCTGTAATAGTTCAAGAATTGGTAATCTAAGGCCTCATAGAGACGCAGTTAAATATGTTAAGAAGCTCTGGGAAGAGCATGGTATGACTATTGATGTTGTTACATCCTTATCATTAGATCCTGAGTCACAAAAATTGAGAGAAAGGAACTTAAGAACAGTATTCGGTCAGGCTATCGATAGAATCATCTGTCTAGATACAGGTGAGGATAAAGATGAAGCATTAGCTGAGTGGAAAGACTCAGGCAACTGGTGGATCGAAGATAAACCAGAGAATGCTCAAGCTGGATTGGATGCTGGTCTTAACCCTATACTTATCGACGCTGAATATAATCAAGAGTTTTCTATTATGGATAATCCTGGCATTGCCCGATTAGATAACTGGAAGCAGATATATGAGTTTGTCACTCATAGAGAGTTCAGCTAAGTATAATAATGCCAATATATGACTTTCAGAATATAGATACAGGTGAAGTAGAAGAACATATGATGTCTTTCACTAAGCTTGATCAATTTAAAAAAGATAACCCACACCTTAAGTCTGTTATACTAAAAGCAGCTGGTATTGTAGGTGGTCATATATCTGTGCATGAGAATAAAGACGGTGGGTTTAACGACTTAATGAATAGGATAGGTAAAGCTAATCCTACATCAGCAGTTGCTGATAAGTATGTTAATCGATCAGCCAAACAAGTTAGTGTAGAAAAGACACTAGATAAGCACTGGGGTAAACGTAGTGACAAATAAAGTATTCAATCTAGATATTGTAGAGTTTCCTAAGTTAAAAAGAATAACAGTAGATGGTACTAGACATTATATCAGAGAGGGTGATGAGATACAAGAGCCTTATCCGTCTGTTACATCTATTACCTCACAGCTAGCTAAAGAGGCTATTAAGAAGTGGCGTAAGAGAGTAGGTACAAAGAAAGCCAATGCTATAACAACTAAAGCTACAAGACAAGGCACCAAAGCTCACATACTTATTGAAGAGTATATACAAGGACATGAGCTGCCTGAGTCAATGCCGAATGAGATGGAACTCTATCTTGGATTTAAGAAGATAGCAGATGCTCATATAGATAACATAAGATCAATTGAAGGTCAGATGATGTCAGACTACCTTAGAGTAGCTGGTACTGTTGACCTTATTGCTGAGTATGATGGAAAACTATCAGTAATAGACTGGAAGACATCAGCTAAGCAAAAGAAACATGAATGGGTGCATGGATACTTCATGCAAGAAGCAGCTTATGCTGTTATGTTTGAGGAGAATACTCAAGTACCTATCCAACAATTAGTGACAATTATATCATGCTCTGATGGTGAACAGCAGATATTCGTAGAGAAGCGTGATGATTGGATACAGAAGTTTATTGAACTAAGAGAAACTTATGATAGAGTATCGGATTACAGGAAGAACTCATAATTTAGCCCGACTAGAGCGATTTATACAAGTTGTTATTGGTGCATTACTACCTTATCCTTATAAGAGACAGATAGAGATAGATATAGAGATAGTACCTACTATTGATAGATGCCACAATAACTATGCTGAGTGTGATGGTGATAGGAATGCTGCTAATATTATTCTATCAAGAAGAGATGAATATAATGAGCTGTTTAGTGAGAAGCTTATGGCACTTAATGTGGCACATGAGTTAGTTCACGCTAAGCAATTTATAAAAGGTCAATTGAAAACAAAAAATAACAATCAAGACTATTGGATGGGTCGTAGATGTCTAACTAAGAGTACTAATCGACAGCCATGGGAAAAAGAAGCATATAGTATGGAAGAACAATTAGTGGAGCTATTCTGGTGAAGCGACATAATGTATTGATCTACGGTAAAGATTTATGTCCTTTGCAATGGCAGATATTTAATATATTTGCTGCTGAGCATAGATGCTTTATGAAAGATAGAGTACATACACCATGGGGCGCTTCTATGTTAAATAGAGAGCTATCAAGTCACCCATCTATTACTAAAACCTTATATATGCCGGTTGAGATAGTTCTAATAACTAAAATAGACGATCATTACTTTGATGAGCTCTTAGGAGAGATTGGAACAATAGGTAAAGGTGCTAAAGTACTAGTGATGGATCCTGATGGAGAAGAGCTGACTAATGAGATGATAAAGAAGCATGATAATGTATCTATTTCTTATTGCAGTTTAAAGTCTCCTAAATCTCCTGAAGATCTGTACTTCTATGATGAGCCAATAAAGATTGAATCACATATCAAACAATTCTGGACTGACTTCTTTAAGTTTAGTCTATATAACGTGGAAATACTATGACAACAATATTAATAACAGGAGTGAAAGGCTTTATAGCTAGCAATGTAGTAGAACATTTCGCTGGTAAAGAGGGTTATACTCTCATGGGATATGAAGGACTTAGCCATGACATGCATAAAGTTAAATGGCATTTACAACCTGATATTATACTTCATCTTGGAGCAGAAGCTGGTGTGAGACGATCACATGAAGAGCCAGATCTGTTCTGGAAAAATAATGTAGATGGCTTTCAAGCAGTGTTAGATCTAGCCAATGATTTTGTTAAGACACCGAGAGTCATCTACGCCTCATCTTCATCTATATATGATTGGCACATGTCTCCCTATGCGACAACAAAGAAGATAAATGAGCAGATGGCTAGTCAACAGATGCCTGATAACTCATTAGGATTAAGATTTCATACAGTCTATGGTAAGAACTCTCGTACAGATATGTTCTTCGATAAGGTTATAAACCATCCAGATACTATAGATTATGTAACAGACCATGAACGTGATTGGACTCATGTAGAAGACGTTGTCTCTGCTATTGAGGTGATCATTGAGAAAGGCCAACATCTTACCGGTGCGATTGATGTTGGTTGTGGAATGCCTTGTAGTGTAGCCGATATGGTTAAACACTTCACAGGTAAAGATGATATCCCGACTAAAGAGGTCACAGGAGAGCGTGAGAAAACTCATGCTAAGCCTATAGAGCTCTTGGAGTTAGGATGGAAACCTAAGCACTTTATATTAACAGAAAACCCAAAGGACTATGAAACCATTTAATAAAACCCACAGACCAAGACAGCCGCTAAATAAAGGCAAATTTCAGAAGAAGAAGTACGAACCTAGTTTCGATCAATTGATGAGAGCATTTAAGAAGAAGGCTGAGAAATCAGGCATCATTAAGGAATGCCGGGATAGAGAATACTATGAAAAGCCAGCAGCGAAAAGAAGACGAAAGAAAAATGAGCAGGTTAGAAGGGCGCAGAAGGCTCTCCGAATGGAGCGCTCGCAATTCGCGCGTGGAAGGCTCGGTAACGTCAGGTAAAATGAAGTTAACTTCCAGTAAAACCATGAAGTTCGGTCTTAATGATACGATCATAGGCACAATTATGAATTGGCCATTGAATGTATTATTGTTCTGGATTGTAGCACAATATCAGATAGGTCCAGTCATGGCAGCAACTATTGCTACCGTGTTCTTCTTCATCTTAGCAATTATTAGAAAAGCAATAGTAGCATATTATGTTTTTGAGCGTAAGCCAAAGCCAGAACCCTACGATGCACAAGCACCAGAGAGCTGGGGAGTATAGATATGGCGAAAGCAGCAAACAGAAAAATAAATAAATCGTTAATCAACGGTACAGGTAGAAAATGTACATCAATAGGTATAGGCGGTAGAGGTCGCAAGACTAAAATTGGTATGTCAACGATGAACAAAAGTAAAAAACGCTCTATGAGCACAAATCGAGGACAAGGATAATGCCACCAATTAAATTTAAACCATCACAAACAATCAAAGACAGAACAACTGGTAAGCTCAGAACAGAGCATTACTATATTAAGTCAATGAATAAGTATCAGCTCTTTAAAGAGATTAACAATAAGAGCACACGACCTAAGACCAGACAGAAGCTACTCAATGAGCTTGCTAGAAGAAGAATCGAAGTTGTATGGAACGAACCTAAGGAAGCATAGTGCCATCAAAGAATGATATAACAGGCGATGAGATAAAGTCAAAAGGCTTTTCTTCTGACTATGAAGACAACTGGACTCTGATCTTTGAGAGATGTGCTGAATGTAATGTACAGACGAAAGGTCAAGGTATAGATGTAAAGTCAATAGAGACGAATAAGACAATGAAGCTATGTCAAGCATGCTATAATATTCTAACTGGTATAACCACACAAGTAGAAAAGCAAGACTCAATGACAGATCTAAACTGGGATGGTAAGTGAGCGAATTAATCAAGCAAGATAATGATTCACTACAAGATGTAATCATTGAAACACCAACTGGTGAGCTGTCAGTAAAAGAGATACAGAACTCTAAGAGAATATATAAGAGTGCTACTCCTACAGGCACACCTGATTGGTATCTTAAGTGGGCAAGCTCTATTGTTGTTATGTGTGCTATGTCGATAAGAGGCATAGAAGGTTTACAGCTATGGGACTTAGGTCTATCTATCATTGGTATAATAGGATGGCTTGGTGTATCTATTATATGGAAAGATAGAGCTCTCATTGTTCTCAATGGTGTAGGCTTATTCTTACTACTAAGAACCCTTATACAGACGTTAATGGCATGACATTTAATGATGTAATGAAAGGCCTCATGCAAGGTGAGTGCACAATAAAGTATAAGAGCTTGATGACTGATGGTAATGAGCATGTGCGCAAGTGTAGACTACCTAGCATTATAAAGCAACAGTCACAAGGTGATGTTGTAGTAGTATGGTTAGTTGACGAAGCGAGATATGAAGACATTAATATCAAATCAATAGTTGAACTATGGGGCGAGTGCTAATATAATATAGACATGTTAAAAAGAAT